CGCGTACGTGAGACCTCGGGCTCTATACGTACGTGTGACATTCGGTTGACAAGCCCCTAGAAATGCGTACGTATGCAGGGCTTTAGCAATGACCGTCTGCCTGCCTAGTAGATGTTCCACGGCCTGGCAATCCCTCTGCCGGCCGCTCTATGACAGGCGCGGAAAGACGATCCGAGAATATGAAGCGTGTGGGTGACCTGGCCCAGCAATCGCAAAACTCCAACACGTATTAGAGGCCGCTTTCGGCTCTACTAAAGGAGATTCATGGACTTCACCCGCAATGAAGGCGAGTCTGAGAGGGGGTACTACTCCCGCGTCTCACGCGAACTTAAATACGGAGCCCGCCAGGGTTTTAATCACCTGAGGGAGTATCAGGCCGGCCACGCGAGCATCAAGGAGCTGGAGGAGAGGCTGAAAAAGGCTTTGAATAAGCCAAGTTCTCCCGCAAAAGCGGAAGAGAAGGCAGCCGTAGAAGCGGCCCCGGAACCGGCCCCTGGGGCGCCGTCAGAGTCTTCAGAAGTCCCAGAACCGACTTTGTAACAACGATCGGCTGGAACGATTTGGCTCTACCAAAGGGCAAAGCCTCGTTTCCTCGCTTATGCCGATGCAGGACTTTGTGACACGTAGGAGGGCTCTATGCGCGACGAAGAGGGCTATCTAGAAGCAGGAGATTTGGGCGGTGGCGCCTACGGCGCCCTTGAGGGTGATCTGGGAGAGAAGCTCCGGCCTCTCGCCGGTTTCGGACGGCCTCTCGATCCGGTCGAGGATATCTGGGACGGAGTGACCTTCACTCCAGACCCCGCCGCTTCCACCCGGAAAGACTTCATGACCGTCTACACGATCGACTGGGGCGATGGCTAGACCTCCCGGAAAGGCTCTCCGCAACAAGAGGGTCACGGAAGCCGACAAGGAGCAGTTCCTCGAGGGGCTGAGGCAGGGAATGACCTTCTCGCAGGCGGCAGAAGCGGCCTGTCACCCCGCCATCACGTTCTCCTGGCATCGCCGCAAGTACCCGGAGTTCGCCGAGGCGGTCGACCAGGCCAGAGAGATCGGCTCGGACAAGATCGAGGCCGAAGCCCTGAAGCGGGGAATCGAAGGGGTCCTGAAGCCGATCATCGGCAAGGTGGAACCCGGTATCGACGGACACCTCAGGGACGCGGACGGGAATCCGCTCTACGAGATCGTCTACTCCGACCGGCTGTTGGAGGTTCTCCTCAAGGGCCGCAAGCCCGAGTACAAGGACAAGCCGACCGTCGACATCACGAACCAGACTTTGAACGTGTCGCTAGAGGACCGTTCAGCCGCTCTCGATGCGGTCGCAAGGGTTTTGGAGAGCGCGGGGGTGACTCTTGAGGCAGCAGAAGGCGACACCAACGGCAGCGGAGCTTCTTACAAAGAGCTACCCGAGCCTTAACTACTACTGGCCGAACCTTCAGGAGTGCTCCGCCCAGCAGGCGGCATTCCTCCTCCTTCCCAACAGAGAGGCTTTTTACGGCGGCGCGGCCGGCGGTGGCAAGTCAGACGCCCTTCTCGCTGGCGCGCTTCAGTACGTCGACGTTCCCGGCTACGCCGCGCTGATCCTGAGAAGGACCTACGGCGACCTGGCCCTTCCGGGCGCGATCATGAACCGAGCCCGCCAGTGGCTTCACGGAAAAGCCCAGTGGCAGGACAAGACCTACACCTTCAAGTTCCCCTCCGGGGCAACCCTGACTTTCGGGTATTGCGAGTCGGAAGACGACGTTTACCGCTATCAGGGAACCGAGTCTCAGTACATCGCCTTCGATGAGCTGACCCAGTTCTCGGAGACCCAGTACCAGTACCTCTTCTCCCGCCTCCGTGGTACGTCGGACATTCCGGTCCCGCTGAGGATGCGCTCTGCATCGAACCCTGGCGGCGTCGGGCACGGCTGGGTCAGGGACAGGTTCATTCGCAAACGTGCGAAAGACGTCATCTTCATCCCGGCCAAGCTCGAAGACCACCCGGACGAAGAGTTCAAGAACGACTATCGCGTCTCACTGAAGAACCTGAACGAAGGTCTTCGCAAGCAGCTCGAGGACGGCGACTGGGATGTCGCGATGGGCCTCGCCTACGGACGTCTCGAAGAGAACGTTCACCTCGTTCCCAAGTTCCAACTCCCCGACCATTGGGATCGCTTCGAGTCGATGGATCACGGTACAGCCGCCCCGACAGCGTGGGCGCTCTACGCGATCGACACGGACGGCAACCTGATCGTCTCCGACCTGTATTACCGAGCAAACACCCTTCCTGATGAGAATGCCAACGAGATCCTGAAAAGGCGGCTGGACTTCTGGGAGCGGAAAGACTCGTCCGGCTGGCGTCAGCGCAACCCCTGTTACGGCGACCCGTCCTCGATCCGCGAAAAGCTGGTTACAAGGAACGACTTCGGCCAGCCAATGACGCTCCAGGACCTCTACGAGCAGCACGGCGTCTTGATCCAGCCGGCGAACAACCGAAGACGTGTCGGGCATGTCGCTATCGCCCAGGCATTGAAGCCCGACCCCCAGCGACGGTTCCCGATGTGGCACCCGAAGGCGGGGGAATACGGCGCCCCGAAGCTGTACTTCATGCAGGGCCGCACGACGGAGATGACCGAGCAGCTTCAGGTCGCTCCTCTCGCAGCCGGTGAGAACGACCCGGAGCGCGGCGAAGCGGTCGATGCGAAGTGGGAACGGACTTACGGTCACGCACACGCCTGTCTCCGCTACGGCATCACCGCCTGGACGAACCCCTCACTGGAACTCCCCGGCCCCGAGCCGGAGACACCCGAAGAAATCCGTATCGCCTACGCCGAGAGGTTGCAGGAGCACTTCCGCGACAAGGCGGCGAAGCGACAAGAGCTCGTTGAATCGTACGACATCTGGTGATTAGTCGTCGATGGTGACGCGCCGTAAGTGTTCGTCGTCCGGGTGAATCTGTTTTCCGCAATTGGGACATCGCATCAACATCCCATTGAGCGGATTTGGCCACGACTCATCTACTGGATGCCATTCGTGGGCCTCGATCGGGTCTCCGTTTTTCAGGTCGCGATCAACGCGGTAAATCGGCGTTTCACAGGCGCGATGAATCACGAGAGTTGCCACGACCAGAAGGATACCAGAAGGAGGGCAGAGAGATACCTGATTTCCAATTCGTGCAGTCGCCGGTCTTTACGCCGACGTCTTGCGCCACTTGCATGACTCATCGGTGCGAGAAGGGTTTCATCGACCTTCTCGTTGACGATCCCGCCCGTGGCCGGATGTATGGCTGCGTTGACTGCATTGAGCAGGCTGGTCGGAAGGCGGGAATGCTTCCGAAGGATCAAGTAGAACGCCTTTTGAAGCGCGTTGCTCAGCTTGAGACTGATCTCGATGCGGCCTACAAGTCGCTGGAGAAAGAGAAGTCGAACAAGACGATCTCCCTCGCCGATGCGAAGAAACTCTTGAAGGCGGGATCGTGAGTGACCTTCGGAGTGAACGTCCAGGGCGGAACGGGAGCGGGGAGGAAGAAGCCACTAAAGACCTCCGCCCCGTGGTGCTGCAATTCGGGCCATCAGAACCCGAAGTACGCCGCGACCTGCCTGACCCCCGGCTGCCGGGAAAAGCGGTAGCCCTCACCTTCGACGACGGGCCTGACCAGTGGACCGACGCGATCCTCGATCTGCTTGAGGCGCACGAAGTCCCGGCGACGTTCTTCGCCCTCGGTGAAAAGGTCTTGGAACGCGACAAAGAAGCCCAGCGAATCGTCGATCTGGGATGTGAGATTGCGAACCACACGCACTCGCACGCAAATCTTTCTGAACTGTCCAACGCGGAGATTTGCCGCGAACTGGCTGACTGCTCGTCGGCTATTTACGCAGTCACGGGCACGACTCCGTACTTCTACCGAGCGCCGTTCCTGAACGATCCTCCGGCGGCAAAGATGGCCGGTCTCGCGTTGGGAATGCTCTCGGTCGATTGCGACGTCATCGCTGAAGACTGGAAGCGGACCGACTGGCGGGAGATCACAACCCGCGTCGTGAACGGAATCAAGGCCGGAGGCCGGAATATTCTCCTCCATGATGGAGTTCCGAAAGACCGCCTAGGCTCGCGCAAGGCGACGGTGAAGGCAGTCGGGGCTTTGATTCCCTGGCTCCTGGATCACGACTACGAGCTCGTCACCGTCTCCCGTCTCTTGGGGAGGGTCGATGCGGAAACGGTTCGTTGACGAACTTCTGCGGGAGCAGCGCCGCTCCTACGAGCAGCAACTAGCACGCAAGGACGAGCTGATTCAGTCCCTCTTGGACCGGATTCAGCATCCTGAGCGGACTCCGCTTTGGAGAGAGCCGCCGCCGCCGCTCGATGAGTTCGATGCTGCGCGGATGTTCGGCGATCTTCCGATCTACCAAACCGATGCAAGTGACCTTGAGGGGGGCGAATGACCGAGGTTCTCGAGGAGCCGGCGGTGGTGAAGGCGTGTCTTGCTGTCCCGACGCTGGGCTACATCTGGCACGAGACGGCGATGCAGGTCGGTCATCTCAACCCGATCTTCTATCGCGAGAAGCTGTCGGTCGCGAACGTGCGAAACATGATCGTCCGGGACTTCCTGGAGAACAAGCACGGCGAGTTCGAGCTTCTCTTCATGTGCGACGACGACGTTGTTCCGCCGACGAGAGAGTTTGCCCAGCAGATGTCCGTGCTTCCGTATGACGTCGTTGGCTGCCCGACGCCGATGTCGAAGCTGCCCGACATGCCGATCGTGCTGAACATCTTCAACAAGCGCGAAGACGGCAATTGGGTTACCGCCCAGAACCTCCTTCCCGAGACAGGGCACATGGCGGTCGATGCGGTCGGAACGGGCCTCATCATGATCCGCCGTCACGTCCTCGAGCACCCCGAGATGTCGATGCCGTTCAACCAGACGCTCGACAGCGACGGAACGATTCAGGTCGGACAGGACATCAACTTCTGCATCCGCGCCCGGTCTCTTGGTTTCACCGTGGGAGTCAGCGCGGACCTGATTTGCGATCACTTTGTCGGCGTCCACCTGAACACGATTCCCTACTGCTACGGCAATCCGATCAACTCGCCGGCTGAAGTTAAGGAGATCACACCATCAGCAGCATGAGTTCTTCTCCGGTCACTTCTGCCTCGCTCTATCCGGTCAAGTGGCCCACCGACAAACAGGGTCTTGCCGGGGTTTGGCGTGCACGTATTCAACACGGCATGAGGGATCGGAAGCGTTACGAGCCTCAGTGGCATATCAACCAGGCTTTCGCCGCCGGTAAACAGTGGCTTGCCTGGGCTCCGCGTGAGAGAAGGCTTGTCATCCCGCCGATGCCGGATGGACGCGAGCGGTACACCGCCGACGTTCTGACCCAGTACATCTGGACGACGATGGGGAAGCTGATGTCGGACGACTTTCGGCCCCAGATCCTCTTCCGTCGCGAAGACATCGAATCGGAGGAGTTTGCCGAGCAGGCCAACCGCGCCTTGCAGTTCGGCTGGGACTACGAGTGGGACGGCGACAACACGCTCGTCAAGGGTCTCATCAAGCTCCTCACCTACGGGACGATCGGGATGCGCTGTCGTTTCGACCCGACCATCGGTCCGGTTATCGCGGAGAACGTTCCCTTCAAGAACGGCAAGCCGATCCTCGATCCCGGCGAGGCGATTCAGGCCGTCGCTTCGGCGGTCGAGAACGGAGAGACGCTCCAGTTCAAAGACATCCGTGGTCGCACGACCTGGGAGCCTCTCTCACCGTTCAACCTGATCGTTCCTCCCTGACTTGACAACGAAGACGACTTCCCCTGGGAGATCGTCGTCCGCCCGAGGACGCTCGACTCACTGAAGATGGAGTACGGCGCTCAGGCGACGAGCGGTATCGAGGAGCAAATGATCTCGGCCGTCGATCTG